TCCGACCTCAGCCGGTTCTGACAAACCATTCTACAAAGCCCTGGGAGTTGACTTTGATACTGGGGGAACAACATATCGCCTTCGTAGATTCTCATTCCAAGAGCGTAACATGTACAACTCACCGGCTGTGGTGGCGGGTAGAGTAACCAATACCTTGTACAACATACAGGGCAATCAGATTAAATTTATTCCGGCCCCAACAGTGTCCGGGACAGCAACTCTTTTCTATGTTCCAGAGGCTCAACAGTTTGCAACCGATGGAAGCGAAGACAGCGAAACAGTTGTAAACAAGGCGCCAGCGGTCGCATTTGGTTACGAAGAATATGTAGTTGTAGATGCTGCAATTAAATGCCTGCAAAAAGAAGAGTCTGATGTTCAAATGCTGATGGTGCAAAAACAGCAGCTAAAAGAGCGAATTGAAAACGCTGCTGCCGACAGAGACCCCGGCGAGCCGACAGCAATAACAGATTCAAGAATAGGCACGTTTCGTAAGCGAGACCATATTTATCGGATTTAGTTATGGCTAATTTTGTCAGGCACAGAGTAAACGATACTGACCTAACAAGGATTCAAGACCAAATTGAATCATACGCGACAGAGCTTCGCTCTGAGATGTTTCCTCCGGGGCGCTTAATAAAAAACGTAAAGCTAAGCACAACAAAGCATCGAGTGTTTCACGGACTAAACAGGAACTACTCAGGTTATGTCATTGTTTTTAAAGATGCTCACGCGACTGTTAAGGTGGATAAGTCTGATAATGTTGCGCCTCTACGTTACATTCCTCTTGTGGCTTCTGCTGATGTAGAAGTAAGTTTGTGGGTGTTTTAAATGGCTATTGAAAAAAACGTAGTGTCCCTTCCTTTCCTGAGCGGGATTGACCAGAAAAGCTCCGACAAAACAATTCAGCCGGGCTCTTTGCTGAATGCTCAGAATGTTCAGTACGAGAAAACAGGTCAAATTAAAAAACGAGAAGGATTTGACCAGCAAGGAGTATCAAAGGTTGGGGGTGGGTCTCTTTCTTCTGCCGTGGCAATTGCTCAGTATGATGATGAAACACTGTTGTTTGATGGGTCTAGGATATACTCAAGAACAGGTTCTGATGAGTGGATGGACAAGGGAAACCATGTTCCAAGCGAATTTAGCAATACAATAATTCAGCAGCAAAGAGATCGAAGACAAGGCAACACGCACATGCAAGAGGCGGGCGTGGCCCGTGTCTACGCTTGGCAAGAGTATGAGTTTGGCGGAACCAGTTATTCCGTAATGGTGCGGGTTGAAGACTCGACGACTGGCACCGTCTTAAGGGACAATGTCAAAATAAAAACCATTACTTTTCCAGGCGTGTCAGACAATAACGACCAGATTTATGTAACCCCAAGGGTTCAGTGTTTTGCTTTGGGTGTAGTCGTTTATATTCTTTGGCAGCAGGGTGATGGAAAAATATATTATGATTCTATAAACTGCACCAGCCAGACAACAATCAACAGCTACACTGTTGATGTGACAAGAACAATCGTCACAGACCTTCATACTGATTACCCGTTGTTTCTTGGCGATATTGCAGTAAACGGATACACAAGCGACCAAGGCGTTAGCGAGGGTATGATTCTTGTTGCATACAGAAACACTGGCACAACCAATGCGTACTCTTTCAAGTATTTTCAAAGAAGCTCTACAAACCTTGCCGCAGCAGCGTCTACGACGGTTACTTATGGAACAGGCACAAATGAAATAACTCCTCACTTTGAGGCCTGGAAAAACAACGAAGGATTTGGAAACGATATTTTTCTAAAATGCTTAAATGATTCTACAAATGCATCTGACCACAACATTGTTTTTGGGACGACACACAAGCCAAGTGGCGACCCAGAGCAAAGAATAATAACAATTAAAGCAAACCTAGGCTCCTACCTTCTTTCTGATGGATTTCTAACAAACCAGCATCTTCTTTCTGGCACAGCAGGAACGCTTGTTGATGGTGGCTCAGTTCATATATGGGTTGAGACAACAAACCTTGCTGGCGGAACCAATGGTGAAAAAGTTATTCAGCATAGAATCTCTCACGTAACAAGAGAGCGTGCAGCTGCCGATGGAAATATAACAACCATAAGCAATCCGACAGCCTGGAACTCAAGCATTACTTCTGATGCGTTTAGGTACAACTCAGACTTGTACTTAGCCGTGTCTCAGGTAAACGACATAAGCTTAGTAAGGCGCTCTCTAGCAGCTGTTGCCGCAAACGCCAGCTCCAGCCCAACAACAGCTGGTTCTCTTCTGGATAATTCCACAAGGGGCTTAAACAATAATATTGTTATTCTGAACTCTAGCGACCAGATGATGGCGGCGTGTCCGACCGGCAGCTGCGCAACATGCCTTACATCTGAATGGGTACAGAGGTCTCCGCTGGCTCAGAATATAAGTGGAACTGACCGGTTTCAAATCAGAAGAAACCTTTACGGTGTTCAAAGGGTTACGGCAAAAAACACAAACACTAAGTTTGTTTTCGGGGCGTCTAAGTTTGTTGGGTACGAAGAGTATGAGCCAGCTGACGGATATTTCTCCAACTACAAAGACAATATTTTTGGAATCTCACTTTGCGAATTAGACTTTGACCCTGACAGGCCCCTGGCTTCAATTGAGGCGGGACGCTCATTTGTTTTTACTGGCGGATTCTTAAGTGGTTACGACAAGTCCAGTATATTTGAACAAGGCTTTGTAGTTTACCCAGCAATCCATACCGTGACAGAAACAACCGCAGCGGGCGATGGTTTGACTGTGCCCAGTGCAGGCGATGATTACAAATACAAGGCTATTTATGAGTGGGCTGACGCCAATGGCAACGTGCATCGTTCTCGGCCCTCTTTAGCGCAAAGCTTTATTCCTTCTGACACAGGGAAAAGAGCTTCGGTGGCAGTTTACCCTCCAAGCTTTTCAAGGAAGCCAGAGAGCGGAAACATAAAAATAGTTATTTACAGAACTGAACCGGGCGGCGCTATTTATTACAGAATAGGTGCGATACCTGTAAGCTACCCTTCTGAGTTTAGCATCATGACGTTTGTTGATGATGCTAAAAACATAAACATAGAAGCAAATGAGCAGCTCTACACCGTCGTCTCTTTGGCAAATGATTTTATGGGCTCATGCAGTGACATTGTTTCTCACAGAGGAAGAGCTGCTGTTGTTCGCTCCGACGATGTAATTGCTACCTCAAAGCCAGTTGTGGACGGTGAAGAGATTGGTTTTCCTGAGCCCTTTTCTTTTGTCCTTCCAGCAGACAACTCAAAGGTGGTGGGCATTGAGTCAAACTTAGACCATCTTTTAATATTCTCTGAGGACAACGGCTACTTCATTTCAGGAGAGGGCTTTACTGCTCTTGGTGAGGGCGGGTTTACAAACGTAAGAGTTTTTGCAGCTGGCCAGGGAGCAAGAAAAGGCTCTGCTCATGTTGATACTCCGATAGGAGTTTTCTATCAGACTGAGCGTGGAATATATTTAGTCAGAAGAGATTTGTCCGTTGTTTATCACGGCGCTCCTGTTGAGGATAATTCTACAAGGCTAGTTATAGGAGCGACGCTTGTAGACTCTACCAATGAGGTAAGGTTTGTTCTTTCAAACAAGGGCACAGCAACCGGACCAGACCATTATCTGATTTACAATTATTATTTTCAAAAATGGTCCTTATGGACAATTGCGTATACCTCTTCTGCTTTTCAGGTTGGCGAAGTTTATAACGGCACGATGTTTATTAGGGCGACAGCTGACGGGAAAACATACAGGCAAAGGCCGGGCATTTTTCAAGATGACAATACAAGCGGGACAGCTGCAAATTACGATGTGGTTGTTCAGACAGGGTTCATTGCCGCAGCAGGTCTTCTTCACGCCCAAAGAGTTTATAGGACCATGCTGATAGGCGACTACGTAAGCGACCATACTCTTACAATTGCAGTTTCCTATGATTACAATTTGACTTCTGGTACGTCGTATTCAAAATCAATAACAAGCTCAAATGATAACCCTATGCTTGTCAGAGCGCATCTTGACCAGCAAAAATGCAGAGCAATTGGGTTTAAGATTACAATAGCTGGCTCAGGCGAGTGCGCCAAGCTTGACGCCATCTCTCTTGAGGTTGGACGCAGAAAGTCTTCCTTTAAGCTTGAATCAGCGAGGACACTATAATGGCATTATCGTTTGTTGCAGAGGCATTAAGAAGTCAGGCTTCAATCAAAGAGCAGAACAAGGGCCTGCAGGAGCAATTTGCTCAAGAACTTGTTGGCAGGTTTCTTGCCCCTGTTGCTGCTGGTAACGTTGGCAGGGGAACAAGAAGAAGAGGCGCGGAGGCGGCATCGTTAAGTCGAGGCGCTGATGCCATGCAGCAAATCGATCTGGGCAAAACCAGACTAGAGAGCCAGCAAGAAATATCTACTCTTTCAGAAAACCTTGGTTTTGTTAACGCGGCTGCTGCATCTCTTTCTGCGCTTGTTTCTTACTATGCAACAACCATGGATGACGAGGCCAAAAAAGAAGCAGAAGCAGCCGCAGTTAAAGAATCTCAAGCAGCAGAAGAAGCTGCGATGCTTACTGATTTTCGCAAACCAGGAGAAGAGTATTCTCCTTCGATGCTTAGAATTCCTGATGACCCGTTGGTTGATGAGCTGATTAGGGATGAGTTTGACCCTCAGACAACAGACGGATACTTCCCCCGAGGCGGACAAATTCCGCAAGGCTACCGCGGAACAGGAATGACTGCCACTGAGTTTAAGGCAGCAAGAGATGCATACAGAGCCGAAAAAGCCACCGAGTCTTTGCTTGATGAGCTGGTTGCTGATGAGGCCCAGGAGTCTTCCGTAAAAAGCATGGACAAAAAAATGAAGGATTACACAAAAAACCAGATAAGGTCTTCTTTGCGTCCAGGCGGACAAAAAAAAGAAGAGATGACTAACGATGAACTGGCAGACTATCTTTTTGGAGGGGCTGAATAATGGCAGAGTATACCGAAGAAGAGCAGAGTTTTTTAGATACCCTTCCAGAGTCAACGCCTACAGAGGAAGATTTTGAAAGCGCTGAAGAAAAAGCCATAGAATTAGCAGGTAGAGATTTTCAACAAGACGAAGACGGAACACCCTCTACTTTCTTTTCCGAACTGGACCAGTATAGACAAGATGCCTTTCAAAGAACCCTTGACGCAAGGGAAGGCGCAAGACAGCGCCGAGATGCTGGCCTCGAAGATGAAGGTCTTTTTGAAATAGCCACAGAGCTTTCTGGTGTTGCCCGCGGTGAAATTGAGTCAGAAGATAGGCGCCGGACAAGAGAGTCCATTGAGGCATTAGCATCAGGGCAAAGAGGCTTGGCCCAGAGCGGCACTGGGCTGCGTTCAGCTGCAAGGCTCAGGGGCGGCGAAACTGCTGCACAGGCCGTTGAGCTAATTGGTGGGGCCAAGTTATCGGAAGCAACTGAACTTGAGCGTGAAGCGGCAGCAGGGCAGCTTAGAGACCTTTTAATTCAAGGAAGAACAAGAGCAGAGAACAAGAAGCTTCGAATGCAGGAAATCGCCTACCAGAGAGAGCAGGCAAGAAAAGGTTTGTTTGGCGACATTTTGAGCGGAGTTCTTGGCGCGATTGGGGCAGGCATTGCCTTTGCTATTCCTGGGGCAGGGCCTGCGGCAGTTGCTCTTGGGGCTGCAGTTATGGGCGGAACCGGCAAAGCTGTCGGTAGAAGATTCGGGTAAGGGAGAAGAGTTATGGCATTAGGGGCAGCAGCAAGAGAGCGTCAGGAATTTATTAAGCCTGAAAATGTTTTAAAAAGAGCACTTGTCAAAGAAGAAGAAGAAAGACAGGCAAAACAAAAAGAGCAAGAGCGAAAAGAAGCGGCTCAAAAAAAATCTGACAAGCAGCTGGCTGACAGGCAAAGAGCTGAGGCAATTTTAAGAATTTCAAAAGAGCAAAAAATTCCTGCAACGGAAGCTGTAAAAATATATGCTGCCATGGGGGAAAACAAAGAAAAGCCTCAAGAGCAAACTCCTGACGTTACTTTTGCAAGCCGCATTCCTCCTGAGCAGGCTACCCAAGAAGAGACGATGTCTGGGTTTGCAAGAGCCAGAGGAGAAATCAGCGCAGGCATGAAGGCTGTTGATGCTGCGACACAAAAGAAAATAGAAGCCCTAAGAGAACAATTTGACGAAGGTCAAGAAGATGCGAAGGCAATTGCCGACGCTGAAATGACATTAGCCGAAAATCTTGAAACAGAATCAAGAGCACTGAAGGCCATGCAGAAAGCTCATCAACAAGGTCTTGATGATTATCAAAAAGGTACAGATGAGCTAGAGAGTGATTACAAAAACAGCAAAATTGACCCAAACAGAGCTTTTCCTTCTACTGCCTCAAGAGTGGCTTCAGCTATTGCAATTGCCCTAGGAGCCTTTGCTCAAGGCGCCTCAAGAGGGAAGATTCCAAACACTGCTCTTCAAATTATAGAAGGAGCAATTAAAAGAGATATTGATGCTCAAAAAGCAGAGATGCAAAAAAAGAGAGATGTTCTTTTAAACAGAAACAATATCTACGCTCGAATGATGGCAAGGTTTAATAATGAGCGAGTTGCTTTTCATGCGTCTATGGAGCTTGGGTACAAAATTGCCAAATCAAAAATTCAAGCTATGGCCACAAAAGCTAAATCAAACAACGCGCTTCAAGCATTGAATGTTAGTTTGGCTGCCATGGAGGCAGAGCAGGCAAAACACAAGTTTGAAGGTAACAAATTTAGAGCAGAGATTTTCGTCAAAGAAGCACAGTTTCAGGCCAGGGCAGCTACAGGAAAAGCTGCTCAGACCAAAAGAAGTGACTCTATTCTCTTGGCCCAGAAAACTCTTCAGATGCTGCCAAGAGCTGCTCAGCAGTTTGGTGACCTTAGCGCGATGGAAGGACTAGCCGACGCTCTTATCCCTGATTATTTCCAGGATCTTTTTGGTGGAATGAAAGGCGTTGTAAGCTATAAAGATACTCGGAACCTTTCAGCTAAAATGATAACCAAAGCGTTTGACGGCGGACGACCAACAGAAAAAGATTTTCAAATCTTTGTTGCAATGTTTCCAAGCGCAAAAGCAGAACGAGAGCTTGGCCTAGCGAAGTTTAATAACATTGCTATGGTTCTAAATGAGATAGTTGTTCGAGAAGGCGGACTAAAGCCAGGAGCCCTTACTCGGGCGTGGGAGTCTCAATACGGAGAGGGCGGTCTGACGGAAAAAGATAAGGCAGAAGGCAAAGCACTGTCTGACCAAGCAAAAGCCCAGACCTGGGGCTTTCAACCGGGCACCTAAGGTAATTAAAAATGGCACGTTTGTTTGGAAAAAGAGAAGGCGCTTGGGTAAATATACCAGAAGACCAAGTTCAAGAAGCATATATGAGCGGCTTGTATGCTTTTGCGACAGGGGCCGAAGTAAACGTTCGTTTGCCTGATGGGCGCTATGGCACCATCTCCTCAGAGTACGCTGAAGACGCTTTTCGTGCTGGGGCCATGTATGACCAAGCAGATGTTCGCCAAGAGCGAATTGAGTCTGCTGAGTACGATAAAAGAAACTTAGAGGCAGGCGGCCTAGCTGTTGCCCGCGGACTGTCTTTTGGGTTAAGCGATGTTATTGCTGAGAAACTTAATATTTACTCAGAAGAAGAGCTTGCAAAACTAGAGAAGTATAACCCAAACATTTCTTTAGCCGGTGAACTTACTGGCGCCGTTGTTCCTGCGTTTGCCTCCGGCGGAACCAGCCTTTTGGCCAAAGGACTATCAAAAGCAACAGCTGCGGGACTAAGTGCAAGAGCAGGCATTGCGGCAGAAAAAGCAATTGCAAAAAGACTGGGGGCCGGGGAATCCGTAGCAGGATTCGAGATGGCCCAAAAAACTGTCGATAAAATGATTCAAGGCGGCGCAGCCCTTACGGGTGCTGCAACCGTAGAGGGTGCCTTGTTTGGGGCCATTGACGGATTTTCTGAGCAAATGCTTGGGAGAGCCGACAGAACAGCAGAGCAAATGCTTTCTCATGTCGGAGGGGTTACTCTTTTGTCTGGGGGCCTCGGCGGCGTTCTCGGCCTTGCTTCTCCACTAATTGGCAAGGGCTTGAGCGCCGTCAACAATAGTAGGTTCGTAAAGCCTGTTGCAGAGAAAGCCAAGGAGTACGAAGCAAGCATCCTCAAGGCCATGCATGGCGGAGACAAAGAAACATATAAAAAACTGCTAGACCCAGAATATGCTCACACGGTTGTTTTTCGTCACGGAGAAGTAGCTAGTGAAGTTGCAGAGCAAACAACGTCTTTTATTAATGCCGCGATAGATGGCCTTGAGCTGGCCACTCGCTCTGTTAGCGGCTCTGAGAAAAAGCGCTTGATGCGCGAGGTCATAGATTCAGATAATCCTTTAGGTGCTATTGATGAAACTATTGCAACTCTGCACGCGGCATCAAGAAGAATAAAAGAAGTAAGAAATCAAAAACTTGTCCCAGATGGAAGAGAATCAGCGGCACTCAACAAGATTGAAAAAGGACTGGAGAAGCAAATAGACCAAATTGCCTCAATGGTTGCAAGAAATGCAGCAGAGGGGGATGTTGCTATTGCCGTGTATGGTCCACAGCTTCGGGCTGCTTTTGCAAAAGATGTAGAGCTTCCAAACTTTAGCTTTAAAGACACGTATAAAACCAGCGAACTTTTAAGCCAAAACATGGTTGATGATATTTTGCCAGAGTTATTTATTGCCCTGGACTCCCTGAAGAGAGGCATTGGCAAAATTGTTTACGGAAGAGCTGGGTCCGAAAGAATTGGAAACATACTGGAGTCCGGGAACCCTCTGGTTGACATTTACGACGCACTTAAGAACACCCTTGAGGATGCTTCTTTGTTTGGCGCAAAAGCAGCGACACGACAAAGAGAAACCAACAGAGCCTTCACGCGGGTGCTTCCTTCGTACCATCAGTTTCTAAGAACATTTACCAGAGAGGCTGACAAAGAAGGCCTCGGCATGGCCCAGAGAGCAGCCACCGAGTCTGAAGCCATTGCTTTATCAAAAGCAGAGTCTGACGCCCTTGATGAGCAAATTGATATTCTTGTTGGGTTTAGAAAGAAGCTTAAGGCCGACAGAACGTATGATTCAACCGAGCTTGAAAACGCATACAGAGAGCTAGAAGCTGTTGTTACGGCAGCAAAAAGACACGCAGATACGTTTGATGATGGCGCCGAAGGATTGCTGGAGTATCGAAAAAAACTAGAAGTGCTCGATAAAAAAGCAGGTTCTTTAAGAGGCAACCTTGAAAGCATGAAAAGGGGGGCAACTCCTAATGCTGCCAAGATGGAAGCCATACGCAAAGAGCTTAATAATGTGGTCGATGAATCTATTAAGGTTGCCAACTCAAGACCATACAGGGGGCTTGACGAAGAAGCGGTCACTGGCGACTTTTTAGATGCAGTTAAAAAACACGCAGAGGCATCTGAGCAATTTAAGGTTTTAATAAAAGAAGCAAAAAAGAATATTGCCGATGCAAAAAAAGCCAAAGTCAAAGACCCCGAAGCACTGGCAGACTTAGAGAAAAAACTTGAAAGTTTAATTGACCGCTCTGTTAAACATGACAGAACTCCGCCACTTGAAAAAGACTACAAGGTAACAAGAGATTTCGGAGAAGAGCAGCGAAGAGGCCGCACTGCAAAATGGGAATCCGTTAAGAGCCTTGTGAACAAAGCTTATGAAGAAGACCAAGCTACCAATTTTGCTATATTTAGAGAGTTTGTTGATAATTATGAAGGGTTCTTAAAAACCTTATCAAGAGAATACGATGAAGGCTCTCTTCTTACTTCAGGAAAAAGTCAGACAGTAGAGGATCTTCAGAAAAGCTATAAATCACTGAAAGAAGGCGTAGATAACCTTGGCGACATTCAAAGAGCGTACAAGCAAATTTACTCCGTGCATTCTCCAATGAACACCATGTTGGCCGCACTGCCCGTTGGTGGTCTTTTGGCAGGAGGTATTCCCGGATACTTGGCATCGGGAGCGACCTCTGCGCTTGTGACACCCGCAGCCGGGTTTAAGAGAAGAGCAGCAATCCATGGTGTTAAATCGCTGGTTGCCTCCAACCTTAACAAGAGGGCTACGCAAGTTGTTAATCGCATAGTAAAAAACACGCAGCCTGGAGCCCCTCAAAAGGCCAGGGCGCTTCCCGTGCTGTTGGCGCTTATTGGCGTAAAAGCTACTGGAGACTCTTCAAAGGATGCCCGGATGGCCATGGAGGGAATGGGCGAGCTTTCGGACCCAGGGACGCTTCACGCAAGATTAGAGTCGGCCACCAAAGAACTGGAAGAGGCGCCAAAAATAAAAGAAGAAATGTTTATTCAAGCAGTAAAGCATGTCAGCATTCTGTCTAACGCAGCTGCTTCTAGCGGAGAACCCATGTACGACCCCGTTACAGGCGAGGGCGAAATTTACAGGTCAGATACAGACGTTGCCAAGTTTATGAGCATTGCCGAAATATCCATCGGAGGAACCAATGTTGTTGCAGACAAGATAATGAATGCAACGCTTACAAAAGCTGAGGGCGATGCTTACAGAGAGTTTTATCCTCAGGAGTCTCAAGACTTTATAGATACAATCCAGGCAAAGTTATCTAAAGAAGGAAAGAGAGTTTCATGGGATTACAGATTTGTTCTGACCAAGCTGACAGGGGTTCCAATGACAAGCACGTTAACGCCAATGTTTATCGGGGCAATGCAAAGTGTTCACAAGGCTGCAGAAAAAAATGCAGCCGGAAGAAAGAACGAAAACACGTTGAGGAAAACCGGTGAAGCAAGTACAACTTTAGTAGAACAAGCCATGTATGGCTAAGACATAACCACTTGAGTTGAAGATATGACTCGGCCTTGTGCCCTAGGAGGATTTTTAGATGAGAACGCTAGTATTTACGGCTGACCATTCAGCGACAACTGAGCTGACAGCTATGACCTTGGATGTGCAAGAGCATTCAACCGTAACTATTCGATGCCTTTGTGACCGAGGCGGCACCCTTAAGACAAAGTATGTTTTTGACAGCGGCAAGGTGGCTGATGACCAGTCCCTTACTGTTGCGGCGGCTTCGTTATCAAGCGGAGTCTACAGTAATTTGACCACAGCGGTATTTGATTACAAGGTGGGCAAGATTCAGATTACCTTTACCCCGGCAGACGGCACTTCTGGATTTACTGAAATTGAAGTTACAACGGCGAGGAAATAGTTATGAGCAACACTAAAATTTTTGGGGCTAATCACGGTATCGCTACCTCTAACGCTATCCCAGACAACAACAGCACAGCTCTGGACATAGAATCGACGGATGGTCGTGACTTTATTACCGTTGACACAACTGACGGTAGCGAAAAAGTAGAGATTGGAAAGATAGCGGGCAACCTTGTTAGCCTTGGAGTCTCCACCATTACGGGTATTCCAGATGTTTCAAGTGATGTAAATATTAAGCCATCTGGTGGAGATTTAAAGATTTCCGAGGGCTCTGGGCGAGATGTTTATATCTACAACGGCGGGTCAACTGTTATTGCTAAAGTTGACGCTTCGGAGCTAGGAGTAACCATAGGAGCCAACGCTGTCCCTGTTCACACTCTGCACCTCCAAGACGGTGATATTGGACTTGTCACAAACTCGGCTGATGCAGTGGCGAAAAGTTTAGTTTTCACAAAGTCCCGGAATGCTACAGATGGTTCGCACACCGTTGTGCAAGACAATGATGTGTTAGGGGAAATTAATTTTCAGGGATCGGACGGTAACAGCTTTGAAACGGCTGGTTCGATAAAATGCCGAGTTGACGGAACCCCAGCCGATGGAAAAATCCCTTCCGAGCTTGTGTTATCAAACTCTCCAAACACTACAACCGGAGGTCACACGCTGGGAGACGTCGTTGATCGTTTGATTATTGACGACTTAGGTCAATCTGGATTTATAACCGACACGGCCGAACTGCAAAACTTTAAGCGGTATTTATCGGCTACCCCGACCAGCTACGGAGCGCTGCGGACGGATACCAACGGCATTACTATGAACATTACCAAAAATGGTAATTTTAGTAATTTTTCGTTTCAAATGAATTTTGTGCAACGCTACAATTTCACATCCGACAAAGGCTTCGAAATTTATAACGGGCACTCTGTCCCATCTGCCAGCGTTACTGATGGCGTTATACTTTACGCCGAAGATGTTTCTAGCAGCAGCGAACTAAAGGTAAGAGATGAAGCTGGAAACATCACTACGTTATCACCGCACAACTTCTCAGTAACAGAGCGTTCGGACCCGATGGCATGGTCTCATTATGGTAAAAATCCTTTCATAGGCAAAGAAATCAACGTTGATATGATGGCGGTGGTCAAAGCAGTTGAGCAGCTATCAGGGCAAAGCTTTATACAAGAACGTGACCTCGACCCTTCTGAGTGCAGAGACTGGGATACAGAAGAGCAGGCTCGTGTTGAAAGATCACAGGCAGCGATTGATGAATGGGAAAATGAAACGCCGGAAGAACGCGGCGAAAAACCAAGACCCGAGCTTTACGTTGCCCAGCCAAAGCCGGACTGGATGAGTTAAGATGGAAAGCGGCATGATTGAAGCCGGTGCGCTGTTTGGCACGATGATGGCTTTAATCAAAGTCATTGAAAAGCTTGTCGATAAGAAGATGAACGGTAGCGGGCCAAAACCAGTTCAGATTGATTTGAATCAAACTGAAATGGCCAACAGCATGGGGCAGATGGTGGAGTGCATGGCGAGCACGACTCAGACGCTTGAGCGAATTAACGATAAGATTGATGATGTGCATGAAAAGTCTACCAGGATTGAAACCCTGACAGACACAATTGATGGGCGCATCAAAGACATTCAAGACGTGAGCCATAAGACTAAGAATATGCTGGAGAAGGAGCGGATTGCTCAGCAGGTAAGGAAAGAAACACTCGCAGAGTTGCGAGATGAAGCAACAAGGGGAACGTGATGAAGCCGGGAATTAAAACGAGTGAAATGATTATTACTCTAGTCGGTATGATTGGGGGATGTATTCTTGCTTCGATTGAAGGCAACCAGTGGACACAGATTATTGGTGGAATTTTAGCGGCAGTATGTGGCTCAAGCTACACTGTGGGACGCAGCATGGTTAAAGGGAAAGAGGCTATTGGTGCAGCTCAAGTAGAAGCAGCTAGGCATCTAGCAAAAAAGGAGTAGCCGGTGCTATTGCGGGAGGTTTGGCGAAAGCATCGGCGCTTCCGGAGGATACGGTTGACCTTTTGCTTGGTGCTACTGTTGGGCCTGCTGGTGCCCGGGCTGTTGGCAGCTTGGATGTCAAATTAGGACACGATGTATTCGCGTTTGCCTCTGGAGAGTTCGCAAACAGTGGAGATTGGACCGCAGCGGCAGGTTTAAAAATGAGGTGGTAAGATGCCAAAGAAAAAAGACCCAAAACTTGTGAGGGCTGGGGTTAGTGCCTACAATAAACCCAAGCGGACCCCGGGTGGGCCGAAAAAATTTGTTGTCGTTGCCAAAGTCGGCAACAAGACCAAGACGATTAGATTTGGTGACCCCAAAATGAAGATCAAAAAGAACGTGCCAGCTCGCAAGAAATCATTTCGCGCACGACACAAGTGCGATTCAAACCCCCCATCAAAGCTAACGGCCAGATACTGGTCATGCAAAAACTGGTGAAAAAATGGCAGTAAAAAAGAAATTAAAAACTAAAAAACTTACGAGCAGACAGGAAGCCGCGCTCAAAAAACACAGCGCTCACCATACAAAAAAGCACATGTCTGAAATGCGCAAGTCCATGCGTGCAGGCAGCACTTTCTCTGCCGCACACAAAAAAGCAATGAAAAAAGTTGGTAAGTAATGGCAGTGAAAAAGAAAAAAAAGGGGGGCTCAAGTGTTGCCTCTCAGCTAAGAGCAAAGGCATCAAAGAGCGGACATAGTCTTGCCAAGCTTCGAAAAGTTTACAAGAGGGGCCAAGCTGCGTATCTTTCCTCTGGAAGCAGAAACGTCCCTATGGCGGCATGGGCCATGGGTCGGGTAAACAGCTTTATCCGCGGCTCAACAAAGCACGACACTGATTTAAGGAGGGGCGGCGGTGGCAGTAAAAAGAAAAAAAAGTAGCAAGCGCAAGCAGCCTTATAAGCACGGCGTTCCTAAAAAATATACCGAAGGCGCAAAGAACCCTAAGTCAAAAGCAGCTGAAATAAAGCGTACCGCTGCAGCTTATAAGCGCGGAGAAAAAATTGACATCAAAGCCGTTGAGCGCTCCAGAGTTGCCCAGGGCAAAAAAAGAAGAAAGAAGAAATAATGTCTTTTTTGGTGGCAAATCTTCCACTTGAGCCTGTCTACGTTCGCAACGAGTTTCTCTACAATTTTAAAAAAGGACACGGTGAGTTTACCCGCGGCTACTGGGTTAGCGTTAAAGCGCAAAAGCACAGGGCACTGCTTTTTGAGACGCTGCTAGAGAACGGTGCTCTTTATGACAAGTTACCCATCGAGGCATTTGTTCACGACAAAGAAGGAGATTTTCGTTTTGACCAAGGCGAGCTGGCTTTATGGGACATGGATGCGTGGCACATTACGACAATCGTTAAAGATGCTTTGCGTCACCTCGATGCTAAGGTACGGGTAGGCAAGGAGCTGGTGAGCGGCACATACGTTTGCACTGTGGACCAAGTCGATGCTGATGGCGCATTGATGCCTACGTGTGCATCAATACCAAAAGAGCACAAGTCTCAAAATATCCTAGCACTTGATAACGGACAGTTCTGCTCAATGCCAAATAACAGAATCTTGTGGACAGAGCCAAGCCTTACCAAGGTGGTAGGCCCACCGGACTACGAAGCATGCGAAGAAATTTATTTTAGTAATACAGGATTAAATTATTGCCATACTGATGCATGGTTTTATGAAGGAAAAGAAGATGAAAAAACCAATGAAGCCGAAGCCAAAAAAAGTAATGCCGAAAAAAAAGAAGCCAAAAAAGAAGCCGAAGAAAATAAGTTATTGAAAGTAGGCAAGCAGTGGGGAGAGTAGGCCAATATTTTTCAGCATCGGAGTTTGCTTGCAACTGCTGTGGAAAAACGAATCCCGCGCAGTCGCTAGTTACTGTTCTTGATAGCGTGCGCAAGCAACTGGGTCCTCTGAGAATTAATTCGTCGTACCGTTGCGAAAATCACAATAAAGCGGTAGGCGGCGCATCCAAGAGCTGGCACCTTCCTCGTGACGGCGTGGTTTATGCTGCCGATGTGACCTATGTGAGTGCTGCAAAACGCCATGGTGCTTATATGTTGCGGCTGTATATTGAGCTTGAGAATGCAGCTCGCAGATTAGGCACTGGATTCGGTCTAGGGCTGTACGAGAACTTCGTACATTTTGACACGCGGGGAGCTTCCCCGGAAAAAGCAAAGGCAGCACGATGGTTCAAATACAACTGGCCGCGCTGACCTATGCTCAATACTTTATTTGTGGCGGATATGTTTGTGCTATCGTCTAGCCAGCAATAAGCAGCCTTCGAAGGATGCCAGGGGTCTCAGGCTCAACCTGCTTGGCCCTTTCTTCCAAAAGCTCCTCAACCTCACTGAGCGTCCTGTATGCGTCCCTGAGCTTCGAAACTGTTTGCTTGCATACATCAGCCACCCTTGCATCCTCCTCGCCATCCATGAGCCAGTTACGGCCAGCGAACTCAGAACCAAAGTCAGCAGACTTTCGTGTCGCCATTTCAATCATATCCATAATTGACTTACATGCTTCATAATCCTGGATAGGCATTACTCACCTCCTAAAATAATAGCAGTTAAACCTTCTCGGTCCTCATCGCTGTAGTCCTCATAGGAGTTGTAGCGATAGTGGTCTTCAAGCTTTTGCTTTTCCAGCTCCATATCTCTTTGCACTAAGTCACCCAGGACTGGTTTGCCAACTATGGCGTATTCAAGCTTGTAGCTTCTTTGTGTAAGAAAATAAGCAGCAACCAAGCAAACAATGGCAACAAGGAATGCACCCTGTATCCACCACATGCCATCACTTTCTTTCTCTTGTGTTTCAAATTGAAATCTTCTTTCACCAATATCTCTCATAATAGTTCACCCTTTGTTTTCATTGTTGACCGGGGCAAAGCAATCGCACCCGCCCCATTCTAATAGATTTAAATTTTTATCTTTCTCGGAAAGCCTTGCCCTGAAATCTTTAAGTGTCATTGGCTTAGACTTCCCTCCTCTCCTGTCCCTGAGTATTGCCACATTGGCATCAAGGTATTCTCTTATCTCCTCCTCCTTCTTTTCATGGTAAGCATATCTTTCTGGAAAAACTTTAAGCAGGTGAGCAAACTGCCCTTGGCCAGAACGAACACAAAAGCCGCCGCAGTTGTTATGCGCAAAGCCAAGCTTATACAGAGATGGCAGCTCGATGCCTGCATCCTCTAGCCATTTCTTCAGGGTTGCATAATCATAAAAAGGCGGCTCTGTTAGTGGTGACTCCACAACATAAGGGTCCCACCATTTTTGCGCCCTTATTAATCTCTGCTCTTCTGTTGCATCTATGCCTAGATACATAATGCATTCGTCTGGCTTGTATCTTTTCTTTATCCACTTATGAATAAATTCTCTTTTGAGAATCTTTGAACAGTTGCCTACTCGGCTATTACCGAGAAACCTCGTATCGTGAAAGACTTCCCACGGCGTTCTGCCTTCGGCAATACGAGTAAACTCTACGCCGAGATACTTGGCCCCTTCGTCCAGAAAGCGATAAAGATCTTCATCTTCTATGAGCGTGTCAGCAAAGAGAAGAGTTGTGTTTTCTGTCCCATACCTTTCAATAACAATTTTTGCGGTAGCCCAGCTACCTAGCCCTCCGCTGTACATAACTATGTGCTGCATTGGTTCACCCTTTGTTTTCATACTTAGAATCTCCCCAGGCTTTTCTGGACTCAGACTCATCATTTTTTTTGTAAGATTCCCTCGGCAGAGGGTTCAGGCATTTTTTGCACAACCAGTATGGTCGCCCATTTGCCATTGTAAGCTTAAGCGTTACTTCCGTTCGAATGCACCCCTGACAATAACTTGTCTTAACTTTAGTCATATTGTCCCCCGACAAAACCACCCGTTCCTTTAAAGGAGCGACGGTCACAGGAAGGAGGGTGAACAAAAACCCGTGACCGCCGCAGCATGGCAAGCTAAACCATGCTATTCAAAATCATACCTCACGATTCTTTCGTACTTGCCTTCCTTCTTGGTATACACCTTTACGGGCTCCAGAAGGCTAGGTGTTAGCTTGATAGCTTCCTCAACTGTTGGCGGCACACCATGAACATCATCGATGTACTTGTCTCTTCTGAGCCACCATGATTCAGCTTTGTGCTTAGAGAATCCTCTATGCTCTAAGCATATCCATTCACTGCAAGCCTTAAGTGGACCGTCATAGTAATCTACGCGCATAGATACTTTTCCGCTCCCCCGGCTTTGGTGCCTGACATACTTAACCCGGCTCACCTCATATTCTATTAGCTCCCTTTGAGACGAAAGAATAGACAACTGACTGGCTCTTTTGCCCAGTGCCTTTTCCTCCATCTCAAACTCGTGCCCGCATTGCTCACACACTTTGGTTGCCAAGTGGCACTCGGCTAAGCATTGTGGGCAAAACTTGACAGGAGCCTCGCCTTTTCCATCGCCCTGTGGTTCAGGCATGTTCACGTTATCAACCGGGCCATGCCTTGAAATGTTGCCACCGTAATCCAAGACTAAGCAATTGTCTTTTCCTTTGGCTGGCCGCATGCCCCTGCCTACCATTTGTACATATAGCCCTGGCGACACAGTGGGTCTAAGCAGTGCAATCAAGTCAGTCTCAGGAGCATCAAACCCTGTGGTCAATACATTGCAGTTGGTAAGAGCTTTAATCTTACCTGCCTTGTAAGCCGCGAGAATCTCCTTACGCTTGTCCTTTGGGGTCTCCCCTGTGATGCACTCAACTGACACGCCCTTCCTTCTTAAGGCGTCTCTTACGTGCTCTGCATGGCTCACAGATACGCAGAAGATAAGCCATGACTTTCTCCCTTTACCGTGCTTAAGTAAGTCTGTGACCGCCGCCGCGGTAACGTGGTCCTGGTCAGCTGCTACCCCCAGCTGCTTTAGGTTGTATTCCCCGGCGGTCACTTTTACTTCTGATGTATCAATGGTTGCCCCTGCCTCAGCAGACACCACGGTGGCCAACACCCCTTCGTCTATCAACCTTTGAATCGGCAAGTCATAAACCACCGAATCAAACATCTTACCTTTTCCCCCAGTAAGAACTCCCCCGCGCAGACGAAAGGGTGTGGCCGTCATGCCGATGACCTTTAACTTGGGATTGTCCTCAATAAGCCTGTTAAGCAATTTGAGGTACATGCCATCGCCCTTCTTAGGCACCAAGTGACACTCATCAATCATGACTAGGTGTGGAGCTTCGAACTCCTTATTGTAAATCGATTGTATGCCAGCAAACGTTAGTGGCTTATCTAGCTCTCTCTTGCCCAAGCCAGCTGAGTAAATGCCTATGTCAGCATCCGGCATATAGAGCCGCGCCTTCTCAACGTTCTGCTCAATAAGCTCTTTGACGTGAGTCAAGCAAAGTATTCTAGTGTTAGGATACCGCTTTAATGTTTGCTGAATAAACCCTGCTTGGCAGTGGCTCTTGCCGCTACCGGTTGGTAGCACCAGCAACGGGTTCCCTGATTTTCTGTGTAGGTAATTCGTGAGAGCATCTACCGACTCTTGCTGATAACCTCTTAAACTGACTGCCATCTTTCACACCCTTTTTTTTGTTTATCCAACGGGAGCTTATCCCCGTATAGACTGCAAAACCATTCGCCCTCATCATGAACCTCTACCTTATTACAGGTTCTACAGTTCATGCTTAGTGGCACACCGAAATGACACTGGCCCTTAAAGCTGCAAAATTTGCACTTGTACCAGTCTGGTCTTTGGCTTATCTTTTCGGGTTCAACCTCAGAGGCAACAATGTCCTTTGCCTTCTCAAGATGTTCATCCGCAAGCCTTGCATCGTACTCAATCACCTCAGTGTATAACTCATCATTATTTTTATTCACAGCCACATACAATGCTTTGGGCAGCTTAAGCCCTTTCATGTACAGAAGCATTTGAACCAAATGCTGTGGCTTTGATTCTGCCACCCCGTTCGTTACCAGATGCTTAAACGACTTATCGTTATGGGTCTTAAACTCTAGCAGGTAAGGGGTCTTGGGGTCGCCGGGTAATCCCCGGCAAACCCCGTCAGCAGAACCTTTTATGTGTCCGCTTTCAAACTCAACTCTAAACTGCTTACCCGTCCGTGGGTCCTCCTCCCACACCTCGCACCCTATGCTCTTAAGCGCATCAACCAAAACAATCTCTTCTCTTTGACCTCGGTCAAAAAGTCTCAGCATTCTGCCTGACCACATGACTTGGCCAGCCCATCTAAAGCTGTACCAAATCTCTCTTGAGCATTCACGACCTATGGCAGAGCATCCAAGATGTGGGCGACGTGAATCGCCCTGCGTCTTTTCGCCCTGCTCATATATTAGACGGACAATGTCGCTATTAGAATCATATTGAAAGCTGGCCACAAGTTACTCCCAGGGCGCCTTTTCTTTGCCAACCTCTTGAGCCTTTGGCTCGCCATCAAAACCCGCAGGGGGCTCGCATGGTTTCATTTTGCCAATCTGATTCTTGGCATCATATCCGCCCTGGGCCTCCTGTACTCCAACGGTAAGCATAAAAGGCTTGCCGTGTAGCTCATCGGTGTTTTTGAACCGTGGCACGCCCACAGCCACACACAGGCGCTTAAGCTGCTTTTGTCCGATTGCCTGGACCTTTGGATTGTGGTGCTCAAGATTGAACCCATCAAAGATACGAGCGCCTTGATGCTTGCCCTCGGTAACCTCAAGTACCAACGGCATGCGTACACCCCAGTCACGGTCCTGAATGTCGGACTCGATGACCACTGCTTTCACTTCGGTACCCTTTGGAATCAGGGCAACCTCATCACTTACTTCACTACTGTCAAAACTGTATCCAGCCATTTCACTCTCCTAATCCTAAAACCTTGGCGCGGATTGCCGCTAGGTTTGGTTCTTCAAATTGCGACAACTTGCCGCTTCTATCTTTTGCATAATACTTTGCATCGCTGCTTGTTTGCAGCATTCGCTTGAGCACACCTTCGGCATCCTTCTCCACCCGCATCGCTGCCACGATATCAAATAGGTAAGGAATCTGTTGACCCAACTTTGAACCGGGCAGGCTTGGGTAACACAGGATACCGCCACTGAACTCATCTTTCTGGCGCTCCATCTTGCAAGTCATGTAGATGTTGCGTGGCAGGTCTCTGAACCTGCGGACCATGGCTTGAGTCCTAGCAGACACTTCCATGTATGCCTTGCGCCCATCTTTGTTTCTTGCAAGCTCAGATACCAACAAAGTCTCAGCGACTTCTGATAATGAGTCGATGCAAATCCATTTGTACTTTTTGCTCTCTTCTGACTTGGCGAGGTAATCATACACCTTGTCCACATCATCAAAGCTCTCAATAGTAACAGCATCAACCGACACATCCGATAATGACAATAGGCCAGACTCTGCACTGATAATTAGAGCAGGCTCATCGCATGTACGGATTGCATAAGTCTTACCGGCACCGGCTAGACCGTAACCCAGGAACTTGATGCCAGCATTTGCGTTTGCATTTTTTGTGTTTGTAAACTTCATTTTTCACCTTCCTTTACTTAATCGCTCACGAATACTGTAGGGCATAGGGTCCCTCCCTGTTCCCATGCAATAGATGTAATCCTCTGGCTTCATCAATTCTATGGGTCGACCAAAATTTTTCCCTTGCCGCTCATAGAACACGACCATTTTGCAGCGCTCCCAATCAAGGGCCTCGCGGGCTATTACCCAAAGCTCCCCCATGCTGTTTGATTCATGATGTCTTGCCCCGCCGCTCGGTGTCAGCGGGTGGACCTCATCCTTGTGGCCAACAAGAACAATCTTGTACTTGTTTTTTTTGTGGTCCCAGTTCATTCTCTCACCAACCATCCCATCCGAGGGTCCGCCTCTTCGCCTGCGTCCAGCGAGCCCTCGAACTCCTCTTCCATTTGGCTATGAACCATGGCTCGCAGTGAGATGAGCCAGTGGCTCTTAGTTTCGCATTCATCCATGAGAAGACAGATGAGAGCCTCCCGCATGTTCTCATCATCTTTGATTGAATCAATCAAAGCCTCAGCCTCATCAGCAAACTTGCGAGCCTTAAAGCTCTCAAACATTTCTTTCTTTTCTTTGCGGTCCATCACACCACCTCCTCAACCTTAACCGCACCTTTGGCAGGCTTGGTTGTGATGGCAGACAAGGCCAGCTGGAAAAGCTCAGGATTGTC